AACAGCATCGAGTATCTTCGCTGTGTTCCGCGTTATCCAACGGGGCGGACATTCGTAAAAGGTCAGGTTGCCGAGCCTGAAGACTTTCGGTGGTTTCCCCATCTTCTCAAAGAGGATTGTCTTCTCCTCATTCCTGTCCTTATATACAGTCCAGTCTATAACAGATTGCATGACCTTTTTATGATTCAGGCAATTGCGATTTTCTCTACCCTTTTCGTCGCAGTCTTCGCAATTAAAGGGAACCCCGTCTTTATTGTTTACTTTTCTGAACCAGCGGAGTCCCCCGAGAAGTTTTTTATCTGGCCTTCACTGAGACGCGATGAGTTTTCAATGGCGAATGATATCTCGTTAATTAGCGCCTTTGATGCGTCGCTATATAGGGCTTCTCCTGTCGTGACTTCGATCACACCGCCTTTTTCATCAGCCACCTGATAATTTTTCACATAGGCCACATGTTCGATAAATGTCTGCTTCGCGATTTCCTTGCTGACATGCGCCTTCTCTTTTTCATCTCCGCAATCAACAAGCTTCTTATCCAAGTCCGACATGAAATCAATAGCCCCGTCGTTGTTCATCGGTCTTATGCCTATAACCGTCTTTTCCTTATGCTGCCTGTTTCCGCCATAACTAGGAACATAATCAACTACAATCCCTCTTTTAAAGCTCATTAACGCCATACTCTTTTCTCCTTTTCCTTAAAAGTCCTCCTTTACTAAGAGGGACTGAGGGGATTGTTTTTAAACCGTTGCCGCCGTATTCTTCACCATCACCCCGACGAGATACTTCGTCGTTGTCGGGTCATAGAGCAGTTCATATGTGAGGGTTGTTATAGGGTCTTTCTCCCTGTCAAACTCCGGATTACCGCCTGTCCTGTTGGCAATAGGGCAATCGATAATAAGGGCATGATTATCGCCCGTCCCAGCCACTGTTCCCGTATCATTCACAAGAAGGAAACTCTCGGAACCGATACCCGCCATATATGCCGCAAATTCATCGGACGAACTGAATCCGCTGGCCGGATCGTCCCAGTCCATAGTGATCTCCAGTGTAGCGGTAAACTGTCCGAAGCTGGTCTTATCGGGATAATCAACGCCGGATAGGCGCATCTTATCCTCTGCGCCGCTTTCGATCTTGAGCGTCACCTTATCCGGTTTGATGGCCGTCATGGTGTTCGGATCGAGATCGGTATAGTCAGGGCCGCTGCCTGTCCGGGTGATCCCGGCGCCGTAGTAGAGGGTCAGGTTGTTATAGTCACATCTAAGATTTTCCGCAGGATAAACAGGAGAGCCAAGCTCCGCTGTCACCGTGTCTCTTTTCTGTCCCATCGTCTCGATAGTCATCTTCACCGGCTGCCCCGGCTCAAAATCGAAGGCGAGAGAATTCACCCTACCGCCTACATAGGGCCAGTTATTCATGGTCGCGCCTTCACCTACGTTCACATTGAAGGTGAGGGCCTTTGTGCCAAGGGCCGCTGCCGCTTCGGGATCCGGAACGGGATACATCATGTGTGCATACTGCCCCGTTGAGGCATTCTGCACACTGACTGCAAAACCAAAAAAATGCTTAATCAGCGTGGCAATCATCCCTGCCGTAGTCCCTGCCTCGGTAAAGAAAGGAATCTCGAAAGACCCGGCCCACTTCTGTCCCAGCCTGCGGACCAGTGTTTCACCCTTTGCCGTCTCTTCCCCACGAAATTCGCCACGCTTCTGGTCGTCAAACTCCATATCAGGAATAGCAGCATTAAGTAGAGGAATAGCCCCGGTAGTAGTTGCCTCCTTCGTCCCTCTTGTGGCCTCTTCTCCCACCTCAATATACAAAATCCTTTTAGTCATCGTCCTTCACCTCCTCCGTTTCTTTCTCTTCGAGATCGACATCTTTATGTGCCGGCCCATATATTAAAAGTTTTCTAAGCTCCGTCTTATTCGCCTTATCCGGCGGGTCAATGCCACGGCCTACCAGCCAGTAAATGAGCACGTCCTTACTGAGATCATCGACAGCCATCATCGTCTTTCTTGCAGCGTGGGTGGCAACCTCCCCCGGCTCAAACTCCCTGACTTCCCCCTTACTGAAGGAGCCGAGGTCAGGTGCCTCCCCGCTTGTTAAAAAAATAAATGCGTTCTTCATAGGTTTATCTCCTTAAGTCCTTAAATCCCTGAATCTTACCGTCACATTCACCATGACGCCAAGACCTTCCGCACTGCTATATTCATTAACGCTGCTGTCCTGCTCAACGATGGAAATAAGCTTGCTCGATGCAAGGTCTTTCACGTTAAGGGCCGCAACAGTTATTGCCTCTTTAATATCCCACTTGATTTGCGCGCCTTTTGTGCGGTGATCTCTTTTATCCGTTATCTCTCTTTGAGCAACAATTTCATATTGCTGCTCGATATACATAGGGCCTTCGCCGTGATTTTCATCTTCATTATCACTGCCGATATTTAACTGCACCCATGTGTTGATCTTCGGGTCGATTGAATCCTTCTCAAATAAAAATCCGGAAAGAGCCGTCAATATAGAAATCAGATTATCAGTAATAGAATTGACTGTGGCTGCATTTACACTCATATCACCCTTACCCGGAGAGTCGTCAGCCCTATCTCGTCACCTTCGTTATGTTCCACTTTTACCTTAATGCCATCGAATTCAAATCTATCGTTCTGCTTTATCTTTTCAGCAAAGGAATCAGTTTCAACAGTAATCTGTGGATTCTTCTCTACCAGACCATCACCCAAGGGATCTGGCTCGTACATCTTCGGATCATAAATAACCGTCACGTTCTCGACAACAGGCCGACCGTTTGCATGATAGGTCCCTATAGTTGAAGAACTAAGTCCGCTTGTAAATACCCCGGATGAATCTCTTATCATGTCGTCAAAATCTGTCATTTTATACACTAATTAAGGTTTTAAAAAAGGGAGGGAAGTCCCCTCCCTTTGGATTCTTATACTATAAACTAAGCAGTGATGAGTGGTCCTGGGCTCAGTCCGTCCGAATGACAAGCAAATATTACTTGTTTCCCGCCCAGGATATCCATCGATATAAGTATTTTATCAGGGCTTCTGGCTTCAAATTTGTCATATTGTGCTGAAACTATTCTGTCTCTATGCTGCACAATAACCGGTGCTTTATATATTGCCGGACTTATATAACCAGCAGAATCCAAAGCAGCAACATATTTAAAATCATGGGCATAATCAACGACGTCATCAATAGAAAGAGATGTCAAAACATCACCACCTCCAGAATCAATTGCTAAACTAAAACCCTCTGAGGCGGGGGCATCTATCTCGCCCCCGAATGCCGGTGTCGTGACTGCAAATAAGAGCAGACATATCAGTAAAATTAAACTTTTATAAAAAAAACCAAATCTTTTCACTTTTTATTACCTCCTTATTTTATTTATGAGGAAGCGAATGCTGCCTCTTTCAAAACTACTTTTTCTTTTTGGTTTCCGGAGTCTTTTCATCCTTCGCTGTTTCAACTGAGACTTTACCGCCATCAACTTCTTCATCACGAACAACAGATCCACCAGCTTCAACAATTGCAGCCTCCAGATCGGAGAGCTTAATCTTAGCCCCATCAGCCCTTGACTTCTCATTTTCAAGCTGAGTTTCTAGTCCTGAAATCTCCGAATGAGCCAAAGATAAAGACGAATCAACATCTTCTGCATACTCAATCGCTGTGGCCAGTTTAGATTCAGCCTCTTCCAGTTTTTGAAGAGAATCTTCAAACCTGGCATTCGCGTCTGCCAATTCAGTCTTTTCAGACTTGATTGGAGATTTGTATTTCTTCTCATCAACAAGAAATTGTGATGCCATCTTCTTGACATCAGCAGGAAGGTCGTTTTCTTTTATTCCTGCTTTGAATTCCTGGCCTCCAAGGATTGCATTTTGTCCAAGAACTTTTGACATAATTTTTCACCCCTTTAGGTTTATTAAGGTGGACGGTTTTCCGTCCACCTTAAAGATTAAATACCAGTCAGAATATAACCAGCGCCTTCATACTGATAAACTTCATCAACATCATTTCTGATCCTGACAATGTCGGCACGAACTGATTCATCCCTGTAGGTTTCCGTAGTAATGATGTCGGGCGCTCCTTCTTCCCAGAGCATCGTTCTACCGATTACGGGCTCTTTCATATCATCAGACCCGTCAGATACGGCATAGAGACCTACATTGCCTGGAGTCCATATTTCTCCAAGACTTGCTGTTTGTCCTTTTTTGGCCGTGTTCTCCTGCGCATCGCCCACAAGAATCTCATCGAGGCCAAAATATTGAGCCACGATGGCTTTTTGAACCTCAAAGCCTCCCATCTCGATTGGATTTGTATACTTCAATGCATCCTTTAATTCAGCCGTTCTGATAAGAGCATTAAAACGACTATACGAAATAGTCATTTTATTCGGAAGTACCCCGAAATTATTCCGCATACTGTCCCTGGCACCATCAACATCTGCTTTTGGTGTCGCAGTTGCAGGCGTAGTCCACGCAACTCCTACAGCTCCATTTGCGATAGTTCCAGTATCATAAACAAGGTCTTTCACTCGGTTTTCATGCCCTCTCAATATAATACCCATTGCCCTGAGAGTGGCAGCCTCTTCCATATCAAAATAATTTTGATATAAGGCCTCTTCGCGGTCATCGATCTTTTCTTCCCAGCCATGGTCTTGCGTTGCATAGTTCTGGAAATCAAAGGTCCAATCCGACCTGTTGTAATTCCCCCTATCCGCCCTTTTGGTATCAGGCGCCTCAAGAAGTGCTGCAAGTGGGATCACCGGATATTCAGCTGATTGCCTGGATACCCTTTTTATCGGCATTAACCTCATCCCGATAAACATTGTCATTGCCTTTTCGAGCATATACTCAAAAGCGATGGCGCCCAGTTCGGGCCTCGATACTGCTGTGCTAGGTCTCATTTTTTTCCTCCTGTTTTTCTCAGCTTATTAGCTGGTTAAAATTGAATTTTTATGCTCGATCCACAGAGCTGAAAGAACAACCGTGTCAGTTGTGTGCGCACCTGGTGTTAACTCCACCGTAAGTGTCTGCGCCCCTGCTGGGATATCTCCATTTGCGATAGTGATAGTATTCTCTGCAAATGCAGCACCAAGAGCCGAACTCACATCTTCCACCTTCGTATCTCCTTCATTGAAAAAGGCATCCGAGGAGATGGTAGGAGTATCAGTTGCTCCACCGGACTTAGCCCTGAAGTGAATCACCAGATCAGCTGAGACATCTAAAGATGGCGGTAGTGACACCTGAAAGAGCACTGCATCATTATTGCTTGCTACCCAGTTCACCTCCAAACTCGAATCTGCATCTCCGCCCGCCATATCAAGAACAGGTGTCGTTGCGATTCCGAGACGGGCAACGAGATTCGTGCCGTCAGTTTCAATAAGTGACTCAAGAGACACAGGAATAAAGTTCTGCACGCTTAAAAGGTGCTGATAAAGCTCCTGCAATGCCGCCTCAGTAGTGGTTTGTGCGGTATGATTACCGGCGTCCGCTATTGATACATTCGCAGCAGTTGTGGATAATACCGCGAATTCAACAGTCTCCACTATGTCGCCATCAGCCGTAGCAGCTTCCACCGCTTTACCTATTGCAGAACCACTGGCAGCGTCATCTACCTTACCATCGGCAGCGCCATAAAGAGTAGCATCAACAGCAAAAGCCCCTGCCGCAGTGATTTCATGCGTTCCGTCGGCATTTCTTAACTTTATGGCCACGAGATCGCCTGAAGCAATAGCATATTCAGTCACTCCGATGTGCTGTTCGCCTGCATCAGCATATTCTACTTCAGGCGGTGTAGTAGTGGTACCGTTCTTTATCTTTACCCGCCTTTTATTTTCGAGGGCTTCCCCCCCAGTAAATGTTCTTGTCCCGGGATTATACATCGTCGGCCTCCTTATTCTGCTCTTTGATATAAGCTTTGTGCTCTTTTGGATGTGAAGCGGTTATCGCCTTAATAGCTGTGCCTTTTGAGCATTTATGCTCTGTCTGATGATCAGCGACAAGAGCCATGAAGCCTTTTGCACCGTCACCGCCCAAACCACCATCCGCTCCAGGCACCGTATCAAGTCCAGCCGCATCACTCTCCTGCTGTGCCTTTATGCCTTTCAGCTTCTCACCGTGAGCAGCAATAATCTGAAGCGCAGCATTTTCAGCCGTGATAGTCCCGTCAGCTTTAAAACCAACAATCATATTTTCGTGACCCGGCATATCTTCGCTCAATTTATCAAGAGCAATTATCCGCTCCCTTTCAGCGGTAATACCCGCCTTTACTTTCGCAGCTACCGTATCTTCAGTCAGAAGTCCTGCCTGAGCTTCCGTTACGATGGCATTAAAAGTATCAAGGTGTTTAGATTTCAGTTCTTCCTTATTCATACTTTCCTCCGTTCCTTTTTTATTTTGTGGTTTCCCATCATCATCCCGATGACCCTCCCCTTTTCCATCATCCCGATGGTCCAGGGCGTTATATCCTTTGGCGACTACTGCCTTAGCGTCGGCTTTACTGAGGCCCCCTACCTCCCGCAGGGCATGCTCCAGTTTGCGAGTTGATGGCTTTGTCGCATTTAAGGTATTAAAAACTTGCTTCGGTACGTTATTAAAGACACTAAGATCAAAGGCAGCCTCGATTATTTCCTCGTCCGTTATGGCATCTACAAACCCGGCAGCTTTTGCCTCATCAGCAGTGAACCATGTTTCGTCGTCCATAAGATCACGAATCTCAGAATCTGATTTGCCCGTCTTAGCGGTATAGATATTAATGAGAGAATCAGTCACCTTATCGAGCATTCCTGCAGCCTTTCTCATAGCGGCGGCATCACCAACTGCCCATGAATAAGGATTATGGATCATGTAAAAAGCATTTTCGGAAATTTCAACCTCGTCACCTGCCAGGGCAATAATGCTAGCAATAGATGCGGCTAGAGCCTCAGTATGAGTAACCACCTTTGCGTCATGCCTTTTCAATGCATTAAAAATAGCCACACCTTCAAAAACATCTCCTCCACGACAGTTAATCCTTACGTTAATCTGATCTGCTGTGATTTCATTTAAAGCGGTCACAAAATTCTGGGCAGTGATTCCCCATCCTCCAATATCGTCATATATAAAGACATCTGCTTCTTTGTCCCCTGCCTTTGCTTCAATTGAAAACCAGCTTCTTGACTTTGACTTTTTCATACAGTCGACCCCTCTTTAATATCATTCGTCTCGCTAATTAATTTAAGACCCTTACCGGCAATATGTGAATAAACATTCCCTTCCATATCCATTAGCGTTAAATTCGCAACCTTTGTTTCATCCTCTTCATCAGACCCATTATTATCATCAAGGTCGCCAATCTCCTTGTTTAATTCAGGAACGATAGTCAACCCTGCATCCCTCCGCATCTTCTCCTCTTTGGATCTTTGAGGCACGTTTTTCTCGTAATCCCCACCATTGAGCTTCATTGTCTCTTCTGTCCTCGTGGAAAAATCCTCATCAACAAGAAGCTTTGAAGACATCCCTTCTTTAAGTGGATCTATCTGCCCTGGAGGTGGACCAGTCCATACTGTCCCGAGATATGCCTTCCTGATAGACATATTATCGAAATATCCGGGAGCAGAGACACGGCCCTTTGCAATGGCCTCATCCATCCAGACTTCATAGACCGGCTTGCAATAATGAGAAACAAACCACGCCCTTTCCTTCCTGAAATATTTCCAAGCCTCCAACAAAGCTCCGCGAGCCGCACTATATGACGCTGTAAAATGCTTGATAAGGATTTCAAAAGGAATTTCAAGAGCAACGCCTATCTGCCTGAGCATGGCCTGGATAAAAGGATCAAAGGCGCTGTTAGGTCTTTTAGGATCAAAGAAGTCAATTTCATCTTCGGACCCTATGCCGATGATCATGCCGCCACCTATTTTAAGCTGATCAGTAGGGACGCTACTTGTGCCCGCTGCCTTCTCCGGGTCAAGGGCATCCAGTGAACTGGCGCCATCATTATATTTAGATTTATGAAAAACAGTATAGGCCGAGCTGAGGACTGCTGCCTCCACCTCATTATCGGTATAATCCGACAACTGTTTGATCATCTCAGTGACAGGAGCAAGATAAGGGACGCCTCTTGTTTGCCCCGGCCGGAGCATTTTATAAAGATGGATGACATTTCGCCTGCCTGTCAGTGACCCGAATGCTTTAATCGTATCCCATTCTTTCTTACCAAAAGAATATATATTGCCGGGATGCTGTCTCATTATGTCGTAGGCAGTAGGGTCTCCATTTGTCCCTTTATGTACGCCGCCGACAAGAGATGCCGTATCTTTAGCATTATTTTTATTGGAGAGCCTTTCGCCTTCAATCATTTTAAGCTTAAGATCATAAGGCGACCCGGCTCTTGTTATCATTGGGGTCAGGGTTAAAACATCGCCGCCTTCTTTCGATGATCTGTATGCCAATTCCTGTTGTGCATAAAAATCAAGAGTCCTGGCAGCATCACATTCCGTAGATTCAGACCAGAGAAGGAATTCGCTTTCAGTATGTGATTCCCATGCGTCCGCCTCATCCTGGGACATATTTAAAACATTTCTATTGATCTGAGCTTTCATACGGAGGCCCGTTCCTATAACATTAGTGCAGACTGTATTGATTGCACCCGCAGCAAGAGGTTGATTTCTTACTGCATCATGGCTTCGATCTCTAAGTGTAGGAAGATCTCTCTGAACAACAGCATCGGCATCATTGCCATTAGTAGGCCATTGACTCGTTTGTCTTCGAGATTTAGAGGCCCCTTTATAGCCACCGTTTGCCATAGCCAAAGTTGCACGGGCCTTGAAACGGGCCATTCCTTTAGATGGACTTGCCCATGTTACAACGCGATCTGAAATAGTCCAGGGAACAGTAATTTCTTTACCTTGAAGGGTAAGCTTAGTTTCCACTAGGCACCCCCTGGCGCACTACTGTCCCGCTGCCGCGACTGAGGCGCTTGCACTGACTATCCCAGAATTCAATCATGGATTGGATTTCTGAGGCATCTGCTCTGGTGAGTTGTCGGGATGTAATCCCTGAAGAATAAGAAAAAGATTGTCCTGCCGCTACTGCTTCACTGGCGGCAAGCCATTTTGTGAGGTTTGTTTCTGCTTGTGCTAATGTTATTCCGGCCATAGAATACCCATAAAAATATTTATAATACGGCTATTCTATGGCACGAAAAAGAAATTGTCTAAGAAGATTAAGAAAAATAAGAAAAAAGGTTTTAATTATTATTCTGCATTTAAGACCCTGTTTACTTCAGATTCCGGGATACGAGGGCTCTTATTGATGTAAACCACTTTCTCCAGATTAAAAACCTTTCCTTCATCGAGCCATCTATAAATAGTCTTATCAGATACATCTAATCTTTTTGCGACATGGGCAACCCTAAGCTTTTTATCTTCAGACATATTATCTCCTTTATTTTTTCCTTAAACCCTGAACCATAACAGGACGCTTTATTTGTTTAACGGGATTATCTTCTTTTTGATTTATGGCAGCAATCTCTATATTTAACTCTTCAAAATCAGGATTTAAAACTTCGATCATTGCATAATTATAAACCCTTAAGTCCACCGCCTCATTTGGTGCACCTTTCTTTTTAGGTTTCCAGCGGCGCTTGCCTTTATCCTGGATGGCATGTTCCGCTGTTAATTGTTTAAAATATTCATGAGGATATCCCATATGCCAGTGCATATAACATGGGCCATGCTCCTCAATTTGCATCCAATGTAAAAGCTGGTCTTTTGCCGTCTCTGTGCCTATCCTGCAAAGATTTATTTTATGAATATCTTTGAGGTTTTTATTTTTCGCCCCGCTATATTTTTTGGATGAAAAGGCATAAAGGGCATGGCCGATAGCATCTTCCCCTTTAATAGCATAGACCCGTCTCACTTGCCGGGGCTTTACGAATTTGTAAACCTCCCCAGCCAGATAACCTGAGTCAATTGCGGTAATGGCGATCTTTAAATCTATTCCACTTTCGTGCCTGAATTTCTTTTTTAGATATCTGTCGAGATTCGCCCAGACTTCCGGCTTTGCCGGGTCTCCTATATGCTGCTTATATTCGAGGCCCCAACTCTCAAGACCTTCGCCCCATGCTACTACTTCCGTCTCCAAACGGTTCTTTTGAACATCCACCGCGCAGGTGATAACACTAGCCGCCATAGGCACCACCCATTCGGCATTCTCCGGCCCATAGTCCTCCCGACGGTCATAAAGGACCTTTTCTGTTATACCTTCACCCTCTTCAGATTCAATGAATGGCTCCGCCATATAATCATTGTAAAGGTCGATCAGCCTTGCGTGGTCCGTCTTTGATTCAATCTCACAGACGGCGATCTCGGCAAAGGTAACATCAAAAGAGAGCCAACCGGGCTTATGGAAAGCAATGGTCGTCGGTTTTTCTAGATCCTGTCCTTTGTAGCGCACCCATCTTCCTGCGCGGACAGCTAGGTTCCGTTTCGCCTCTGTCCATTTAGATTGACAATCAGAATGAGAGCATTCGTACCATGCCAAACCACCTGCTGCGATCTCTTCTTTTGTTTTATCTTCAGGATATTTAATGCCGGTGATATTCATTAACTGGTCAGTGCCGCAATCGGGACAGACAACATGGCGGCGATATTGAACTTGGGCAGCATTAAAAGCTTTATTGACGTGACCATCTTCCCGCGTGGGCGAGGAGGTGATTATAAGTTTGTAAGTATCACCGAAAGTCCTCTTCCGCTTTCTGGCAAGCGAAATGGCATCCGTCTCTTTGCCGACAGTAGCGTCATATTTATCAACCTCGTCAAGACAAATATATTTAATAGCCTTAGATGCAAGACGGCTGGCTGAGTTTGCCCAGCCCGTGTAAATAATGGCTGAGTTTGTCAGCTTAACGTGATACTTGGCTGTGTCATCAGGGTTTGGTGATATATATTGAGATAACTGCGGACTATTTTCCAGCATAGGAATGATACGGTCGTCCATAAACTCCCGCACATCGTCCCGCGTGGGGAAGACGACAAGCACTTCTGCAGGGTCCTGATCAATAAAAGAGCCGAGGGCATTCAGGAGCACATTCGATTTTCCACCCTGCGGAGTTCCCATGAATATGACTTCCCGGACATGCTCCTCTCCGATAGTGTCCATGATGAAGGCAAGATCCGGGGTGATATCATTCCGCCATGCGCCGGTATGATTCCCCCTGGCAACATATTGATATTTCTCAGCATGCTCCGAGATAGGGATCTTTATTTTCGTTTCCGCCGCACGGCACTCCTGTGAAGAGAAGGTGAAAGGGTAATACATCTCGGCTTGTGTTGTTTCAGTCTGCGCTGATTTAATTTGCATTTGGCCCCTGTTAATCCTCTGCCTCAAGCAAGACAATCTCTTTTTCAAGCTCAGTCATAGAAACGGCAAATTTAAAAGGCTTTGCATAGGTATTCATTCGCTTGTCTGTTAGATTGTCTAGTAATTTATTAAGCTCTTTTTCTTTCTCAATATCTCCATCTACAAGGGCTATAATATGAGAAGATTTAATCTTATTATCTGTCTTCTCATCTTTGCGGAGTTGTATCATCCTAGCAACAAGTTCGCGACTCATCTTAGAGCGTTCAATTAACTGTCCGGAGGCTTTAGCGTTCTCTCTTTCTACCTTATCGGCATTTCCTTCTCTTGTACGAAGTTCGGCTTCTTTGATCTTGCGGTCCAGGACGGCAACGTCGGCAGGCATAGCACCAGAGAGCTGCTTAAATTTGCCGAACCTCAAAAGATTATCAATATCCTCCTTGAACCAGTAACCATCTTTTTTAGAAATGCCCTTTAGTTTTGTTGCAAGAGTAGAATTCATCTTGCTAGATCCCATATCATAGCCCTGCTTAATGGCATATTGATGGACTTCGGTTGCTTGTTTGAATTTCAGTTGCTCAGTCATTCTCTGTGTCTCCGTGCTTCTGTAATTAATTGTCAATTATCTATTATCAATTATTAATTGCTCTCAAATCATCCAGCGGGCTCCTGATCTCCCCTGCCGTTCTTGTCGGATGACAATATCCCATCGTTGTTCTCACATCTTTATGACCAAGCAGTTCCTGCACAGTGCGGATATCCGTTCCACTTTCCAGCATATGCGTGGCGAAGGAATGGCGAAGCATATGAGGCGTTACCCTCTGGAGTATACCAACGCGCTCTGCCGCTTTTTTGACCGCCTTTTGGATGGTAGAGTCGAAGATATGAAAGCGCCCCTTTTTGCCGGTACCCTGATGTTGTGAAAGTCTACCAGACTGAAAGAGAAATTGCTGACCGAGCTTGTCTGTAGTGTGGTCTTTATTCCAAGAGATCTCCACATGGCCGAAACCTTTTGAAACATCGAGACGGTGGGTTCTCTCCACCTTCCGCATCTGGACATGTAGAGAAGGGATAAGATTTTCCGGTAGAACAGTTACGCGATCCTTCTTCCCCTTAGCGTCCCTCACATTAATCTGGCGCCAGTCGATATCTATGTCCTCCATTCTGAGCGATACTGCCTCGCCGGGCCGTAGCCCCGCACCATAGGCAAGTTCAACAATCAGACCGACGCCTGTGCCGGAAAGGGCATCGAGCAGCATACGGGTATCATCAACAAAAAGATACCGTGGTTTTTTCTTAGCCCGCTTTGCTCTTACCGCATCTATCTTGCCGTTTAGTTCAATCATAAAAACATTTTTATACATAAAGACAAGCGCATTCATAGCCTGATTTTGAGTAGAGGCGGAGACCTTGCGAAAAAGAGCAAGATGTGAGAGATACATTTTGATAAGCTCTTCAGGGCTTACTAGCATAGCCCCTTCAGAATCAAACTTATGAAAGAGAATAAACTTCCGCGCCCACCCGACATAGTTCTTGCGGGTAGATTCCGCATAATGCTTCACTCGGATAGCATCAGACACCCTCTGCAAAAATGGTGAATTTATCTTTTTCATGCTCTCTTCCTCCTTTTGTTTTGAGTGATAACCGGAACAGTTACGGTTAGTTATTGTTATAATTTTTCCCCTTCAATCATACATTTTCATCTGGTCGGGGTTCTGCCCTTGGCCTCCCTTGCCAGTTATCCACCAGTTCCAATACTCTTCCGGTGTCCTAAAATTATAGTCATCGCCTCGCTTTTCTTTCTGCTTCTCCCACAAACGATAAATCCATCTTTTCCAATTGGCTTCTATTTTAGGCCACCTCGCAGCCTCTTTCATCTTGTTTGCCGGTGTCGTCATCGGGCAGAGAACACACCCCAACCTCTTGAATCCCTCATCATATAGGCTACAATATGGCACTTGTTGAGAATGAATGAAATCCCATACATCAGAGTCTTCCCAATCTATAATAGCATTCAAATAATGCTTCTTTTTGTCCCTAAAGCACGTTTCATTCATTCTTCTGGTTCGCGCCCTTCGAGCCGATTCATACCAGCGCACGCCTGTTATCACAACTCGCCCCGCCCCGCCTCTCTCTTTATATTCATCACAGCACCAGCGAATCATCCTAGTAGGGGCAACGCCTTTATCATACATTCTCTCAGCAATATTCTTCTCTGGTCTGTGCCAGATCGCGTCAGGATGAAACTCTTTTATGAAATGAACAAGCTCCGGCGGGTCTACAGTGGTCAAATGATAATGTGTCTCAAACTTAACGCCAGCCATCTCAGCAAGGCGTTTTATCACAACCGAATCTTTCCCCCCTGAAAAGGCAAGGTAATATCCCTCGGCAGGCTCAAAGGTCTTTAGCCTTTCAATAGCTACCTTCACTTTGTCAATTTCACCTAAGAATAAATCGTTTTCAACAAGTGCCATAAATCCTCCTTTGGGGCAAAAAATTATAACCCCATAATCAACGCAGACGGCTAACAGTCTGCTTGGTTTTTAGTGTTTCGTTCCCTGCCGCTGGTTATCAACATCGTTATACTTTTAAAGTAATATTTCTCTGTGGCACAGAATAGGTTCTCTTTAAATTGTCTTTTAGGGCCACTTGAATTAATCCTGCTCTTGTTTTTTTAACAATTACACATTCAGCGCCGATGAATTCACGAGCTTCATAATAAACAAATAAATCTCCCTCTTTATTTACGGTGCATTCATTGCCAGCAATGTATAACAAATCCTTCAACTCGGACTGGCTAAGGGGCGTTTCTGTTTTTTGGTCTTCATGTTCTTTGGTCAATTTTTCCTCCTTTGGGGCTAGCCTGCCAGCCCGTTAAGATCAATCGTTATAAAACTATTCAAAGTCTTCAGCGCCAATGTTTTCTATTAGCAATCCCCCACCTTGGAAATTAGAAATTAATTCCAAAGCTTCATCTCCGCTGCAAGTGCTGATGAATTTCAAAAACTCACTCAATGTCATATTGTCTGGCATTTTATCCTCCTTAATATTCACGTTTTATAACCCCACGCTGCAACGGACTTGCTAATAGTGGTTCTGTCTGGTTTACTCAGGGTTTTAACCTTCTTGTTGGCTTCAACAAAATGGTTGCTCACAATCCGCAAGCCCCTGAGCTAAATCGTTAGAGGTCAAAATGAATAAATATATTACTCACCCCAAACTCGTAAAAATTAAAAATTATACTTTTAGCGTTTCTGTTCATTGTACATTATCTGATGAAGAAGCTTATAAAGTCGCAGTTAATTTTTGTCGTACCCATAAATTAACAAAAAAACATCAAAAAGGTACCATTCACATTAAAGCCTCTTTTGATCGAGACAACATAGCAATTCTTTAAGATCCTTTATTTGTGCCCTTTTAATTTTTAAAATTGTTTTCGTTTCAAATGATTCTATTTCAATAAATTTGCTTTTATCTGTTTTTATTATGAGCGGTGAATAAAGATCTTTTATATCAACAAGAGAACCTCTAACCCAACGCTCAACCAGACCGCTAACACGGTGTTTGAATGAAGCCGGGTTTAATGTTCGGGCGATATTGCCACAAATCAACCTTAGTCTGCGATAAACGCGGCGGGTTAGCTCCATCGTTAGCTGGAACTTGCCAAGCCACCAACACCAAGCACAAATCCGAAATCGTACCATCCCCCATTATTGTAAATTGCATAGATAGCTATATCGTCAGAAAATAAAGATCCTATCCAAGAAAAAGGAATTATCATGCCATGCCATAATCCATACCAAAAGCCAACGGGCTCTATCTGTCCAGCTTGTGTAAAGGTTGCTGTATCAGCGCATCCAGCTAACACTACGCTCAACAAGCCGACCACTAACAATGTTTTCAAATTAGATGTTTTCATGTCAATATTCTCCTTTAAAGTTTAAATATTCAGCCTTCAACCCGTGTCGGGTTAGCTTTACGTTATACTTTTAAAGTAATATTTCTCTGTGGCACAGAATAGGTTCTCTTTAAATTGTCTTTTAGGGCCACTTGAATTTATCCTGCTCTTGTTTTTTTAACAATTACACATTCAGCGC